CAAGCAACTCAAACTAATGGTGCTGATGGCAATCCTACGTATTCACTTGACCCAAATAAAGTTGGTATGGCATTAAATCAAGCTGTTAAAGATGGGCGTGTCCCTTCTGAAATGATGCAAAGAATTGCAGGACAACTTTCAGATGATCCGACAGCGTTGTATCAATCTATAAAACAGTTTGCGTTAACTTCAGATGCACATAGTAAGCAACTTGACAGTATTTTAGGTAAAATTGAGTCAACAAATGTTGGGGGCGGTACTGTTTATAATCTTATGGCTCCCGGCGCGCAAAATCAAGTTACGCGGCTTGCAGCACAACCTAGTACGGCAACTCCCGGGGAACTTTTACGCACTGAACAAGTTATTAATCCACTTACTAAGGAAACTCAAGTTGTACCTGTCGGGCGGCTTTTTGGGGGTAGCCAGGGAGCTATTCCACCTTTACAAGGTGGCGCTTCTGTTAGTTCCTCTAATAATCCTTTAATACAAACAAGCACTCCTCAGACGCCCCAAACTTCTCAAGGAAGTGCCGCGCCTAACCCATTACCCGTTTCCGCACCTTCTGGTGCTGTCACTGCCGCGCCGCCCGGTTCTGCTAAGGCTGAGGAACTTCTTAAATCTGAATACGCGCCTCAACTTTCTAATCTTGCCGCAAATGTTAATCAACAAAAACTTATCCTAAGCGAAATCAAAAACCAAATGGATGATTTACCCAAGGAAGGTCAAATTGATAAAGTTACTGGGCCAGGAGCTAAAGTAAAAAATCTTGTAGGTAATTTCTTAGCCGCCGCAGGCGCTTCTCCTGAGACTGTCAATAATTGGCAGAATATTAGCGACTATGCTACACTTCGTTCTAAAATGATGGATGTGGTTATTCCGCAAGCGCGCTTAATGTTCGGTAATGCGGGTGGACATGGAATTCCAGTTGGTGAATACACACCTTTTGCAAGTGTTCATCTTGATCCTTCGATGCCAAAAGAAGCTATTGGAAATCTTTTAAATTATTATGGAAAAATTGGCGGATTGACACAGCTTCAGAGTAAAATGCTTGGAACATATTTAGATGCAGCGCAAGATCCCGTACAACGCGCCGCTATTCATGGGAATAAGTATCTTTCCCAGAATGACTTTATTAATGGATTTTCCGATTATCTTCATTCACAAGCCGGCCGTGCCCGTTTACAGCAATATGGCGTTGTTGAAGGAAATCAATAATGACTGATTGGTCACAACTCGATCAAAAACTTCAGGATCAAAAGAAAAATGATCCATGGGCGGCGCTTGATGCTAAATTAGGGGCGGCGCTACCTAAAGAAGAGAATGAGGAAAACATATCTTCTACAGCCCCCGCAGCGCCACCAACTAATACCCCAATTTCTGCACGATTTTTAGGTCAAAATGCTTTATTAGCATTAGGTGATATTGCTGATTTAATCAACGCACCAAATTCACGAGTTCCAGTTAAAAGTCCATTAGAAAGTATTAATAATCTTTTGGTGAAATATGGTATAGTTTCACCCGAATCTGCTAATCCTACTGGAACGGCGCCAAAAATTGTAGCGGCGGCGGAACGTGGGGCATTAGGACAACTACCTGTTGCTTTGGCTACGGGCGGCGCCGCTACATTGCCTGGGCTATTAAAACTTGGTGTACAGGGGGCTACGGCGGGCGCTGGCGGTGAAATTGGGAACGAACTTACACCAAATCATCCCCTTTTGGGGGGCCTCCTTGGTTCTATGGCGGGTGGTTTAGTGCCTACTGCGGCTGAAATTAGCGCTGCGAAAATGGCAGGAATTCCCGCAAGTTTTACAACAATGACACCGCCTAAAGTTAATCCTCAAGCGGCAGGTCCGTTACAGGCGTTACAAGAAAGTGGCGTTCAACCTAGTATTAATCAACTTTTTCCCGGCGCAAAACGCGGCATTACACAGCAGGAACGCATTAATAAAATTCTTGCCGGGTCATTTGGTGAGGATGCTACAGATCTTAAACCTGATACTTTCGCTAACGCTTCAAAACGTATCGGCGCCGATTTCGATGACGTTGCGGTGCGTACTTCTTTTATTCCATTAGATGCTCAATATTCAGCAAATTTAGCTAATATTAAAACACGTCTTGATAATTCCGCACTTTCCGATGCTGAAAAAAGTTCACTGCAAAGGATGATTGATAATGTATCACCATCAAATAATGTCCAGCAGGGCCAAATTCTTCCTGGAATTGACGGTAAACAGTATCAACAATATACTCAATCTGGCGGTCAGCTTTCTGATCTTTTGGGTAATGATAATTCAACAGTAAAAGAATTAGCTCAAAGTATTCGGGGTGCTTTAGATGATGCCATGCAAAGGGCGGCGCCGCAAGATGTTATAGATAAATTACAAAATGCGCGCCTTCAATATAAAAATATGCTTATGGTTAAAGATTTTAAGCCTGATAGTCTTGGTAATATTGAACCTGGAAATATAACTACAAATAGAATTTCTAACTATTATCCAAATTTTTATAAAGGTGGAATGACGTCTCAAGATGATTTACAAAATCTTCTTAACGGCGCCACTTTACTTAAAACTCCCGAAGCGCCAAGTTCTTCTAATGCTTTGGCTAATTTAATTAAATATGGTGTTGCGGGCGGCGCTGGAGCAGCAGCAGAACATTTTGCGCCGGAACTTATGATGTCACAACCAGCTTCCCTTGGAATTGGTCTTGGTGTTGGGGGCGCCGCTTTGGCCGCGCCTGCACTTTCCCGCGCCGTTTTAAACTCTGACTGGTATAAAAATCAACTTCTCAAACAAGCATTAGGTCAAACACCAAATTATAATCCGCTTGTTTCTTCCCTTCTTTCTAATACTGCAAATACGCAATGACAACTATTTCTTCTTCTAACACTCTTCAAGGCTTTCCAAATACGGCCCTTCCATTTGTAAATCCTGAAACGGGGTTGATACAGCAACCCTGGATGCAACTTCTTATTTCCCTTTATTCCCGTACTGGTGCCACTGCTGGGACTTCTTCTAATTCAGGGCCGGCAGCCCAAATTCAAGAAGCTATGGGAGAACAAGATGAATGGAAAAATCCGATAGAAAATTTATATGGCCTTGCAACTCAAGGTGAAATTGGAGATGTGAAAGAGCCCAATCCTTGGGGTGACATTTGGGGTATGGCCTTTAGTGCTATAGCAAATGGTAATTCCTCTTCCTCTAATTTACCTGTAATACCAAATAATACTTTTCTAGCAAATATTTCAGGGGCACCAGCAATTCCCATTGCTACCACTGAAACTGCATTTTTGGATAGCGCAATTGGAAATGTTAGAGGAGATATTATTTATCGAGGCGCATCTAATTGGGCGGCGTTAGCACTTGGGACAAATGGATATATACTTGGCAGTAATGGTACTGATATTGGTTATTATAATGCTTTTAGTCAAACTATAGCGGCGCCACCCGGGGGAAATAGCTTCGCCTGGGAATTAGTAAAAAATGCTACTTATACAGGCAATCTTAATCAAACTTCTTTTGGACTTTATGTAGTTGATAATGTTTCTTCTACTGTTACAGGGCAAGAATGGGGCATTTTAAGTCAAGTTGTAGCAAGTAATAGTACCGGCGCAAATGTGGCAGTTTATGGTCAAATTGACTCTACTGGAACGGCGCCGGGTTGGGGAATGGTGACTGAAGCATTAGCGGGCACGAATGGCGCCGTTGCTGTGGGCATTGAAGTAGACTGTACTCGCACTGGAACAGGAACAGCAGTAGGTATTGATATTGTTAATGCTGCATTGGGTCATGTTGGCACTTTAGATTATGGAATTCGTATCCCCGAAAGCGCCGTTTATGGAATTTCAGGAACCAACGGCGCCGGTTCTCCTAACAATCTTAGCCTTAATACAGCTACATATGGTTTTACAAGTAATGCCAGTTATAATATTCACAGTACCAATTTATATAATACTTCATCATGGGCGCCGGGCACTAATTTTTCAACAGATTGTTCTTTATATATCTCCGCAACAACGCAACAGGCGTCACTTCGAGAAATTATTTCTGGCGTATTTATGATTTCCACTCTAGGGGGAAATCAAAGTGGCAGTCCTCAAAGAGATAAAGTTGCTTTTTCTTCCATGGTAGAAGCGCAAAATGGTTCTGGTGATATTTGGGGAATTTATCCAGTAGTAGTTTTAGATAACGGCTCTATGGGAACTAATGGATATGTGGCTCAAGGCGCCGAAATTGATATAAATAATAATACCGGCGTTGATCTATCTAATGTAACTTCTATTAATGGTCATATTGCAGCAGCATTTGGTTTAAGTATTACTGGTGCGGGCACAAATCGGAGCACTGCGGCTATCCAAATTGTGGGAGCATTAGCTGGGGGCGGCCCAAATTTTGATAAAGGAATTTGGTTTCCTGGAAGTAGTCTATCTGCTGCATATACATATACTATATTTGATCAAAGTAATTCTATTTATTCGTATTATGATGGCGGATCGCATTCTGCTGGATTTGTGTTCGGTGGAAGTTATTCTGCCTCCGGTATTATATTAAATGGAAGTTTTTCTGGCGCCGGAATTGATCTTTCTGGTGGAACATTTCCTGGTGTAAATATTAAATTGTCTTCTAATGGCATTATTCAAACTAGCGCTGGCGATTTAAATCTCGATCCTTCAAGTGGATATGTCAGATTACTTTCAAGTACATATGCCGCAAGTGGCACGGCAGCGACCGGCGCGATTCCTATCAAAGATTCTAGTGGTACTGTTTATTATATGAGAGTTTCAACTTCTCCATAAAGGAAAATAAAATGGATGCCCAAAATAAACTTAAAATTATGCTCGGAGAACTTTTACTTTCTCAAATTAATCTTGCGGCGCAATTAGAAGCGGCGCTAGAGGAAAATAAAACTTTGAAAGCGGAAAAAATTAAATTAGAGGAAAAAAATGGCACAGACACTTCCAATTGAGCTTTGCTCGGGCCAACTTTTAAGCACCGTGCCAATTAGTCTTTATTTGGCGCCGGCGGCGGCCCTTGTAACCATTAGACGCGCCCTTTTTACTAATATAGCAACAATTCCAGTATTATTAACTGTGCAAAAAGTTTTATCAAATGGTAGTATTATTATATTAGTTAATCAACAGCCGGTTAGTATTGGTGAAGCTTATGTTTCTCCTGCTTTAGCTAATTTAGTCGTTCAATCTGGAGAAGCCATACGAGCTTTTACGTCTGTTGCATCCGCCCTTAATGCTTTTATTTCCGGATTTCAAAGTCAATAAATAAGGAATTTTACAATGGCTACCCTACTTCCTAATGCAAAGCAACAGTTTTTTAACGGCAATGGGCAGCCACTTGCAGGTGGCAAAGTGTATATGTATATTCCAAATACTACTACACTTAAAAATACTTGGCAAGATGCGGCGCAAACTATTCTTAATACCAATCCGATTGTATTGGACGCAAACGGTGAAGCACTTATTTACGGCGCGGGAGCCTATAGACAAGTAGTTTATGATAATCTTGGAAATCTTCAATGGGATGCATCAACACAGGATTTAACTTCAGTATTGCAGGGTCAAACTATTTTATGGTGTGGTTTAGCGGGCGGCACTGGAAATAATATTTCTCTTTTACCAAATCCAGCTATAACTGCATTAATTCCCGGACAAAATTTTGAATTTATTGCCTCTGCAAGTAATATTGACGTTTCAGTTGCTATTAATATAAGTGGTGTTGGGGCTCAGACTGCATTATTTCGGGGTGTTCAGCCTCCTGCGGGTTTACTTTCTTCAGGAGTTTCTACGCAAATTGTATGGAATGGCTCCGCTTTTGATATTTTAGCGCCGGCTCCTGCTATTTTTAATGATAATATTACGAATAGTCCGAGTATTACTGTGGCGCCGACAGGGAACGCGGCAATTACTACACTAACATCATTTAATGTTCAAACTAATGCAGCGTCTGCAACTACCCGTGAATTTATGGTTTGCCTCGGTTTTACCTCCGCAACTGGAAGTGCGCATGCAGGGCCGCCAAATTACGCTGATAAAGTAGCACTCTACGCAGGCATGGTAGGCAATACTGGTACTTCTAATATTTGGGCTATTAATACGGTTACTGAGGTGGCTACCGCTGGTTCAGGTTTATATAATGCGGATGGATATGAGTGTGATGTTAATAATATGTCAGGCTCAGATTATGCAGATTTAATTTCCGGGCCGACAGTTAGTTGTTATGGTGTTGCGGCCGCAATGGGTGGGACGAATAAAACAACTGCCGGATTTAATTCAACCTGTTTTTCGGGCGGTTGTTGGTATGGCTATGCTGTTTCAGGTACTAACTTTTTAAATTCTGCGTTTCTTGACACTTCATCAGGCACAATTAACGGGCTAAAAGTTTATGGTATTAAATCCGGCGCGTTAATTGATCTTTCACAGGGATCATCTTCTGTGGAACAATCTATTCTTATGCCTCAAGGCGATGGCCTTTATTCCGAAAATTTAGGAGGTACGGCGCAATATAATCTTATTGTCGGCTCAGGTTCTAGTGTCATTATCGGTGACAGTTCTCATTGGACTAATGTTTTACTTAATGCCACTACGGCAGTTTATTCGGGCGTAGATAATGCGGTTACATTAGGTACTTCATTAGCGCGGTGGAGTGTTGTGTATGCGGCAACCGGAACTATCAATACTTCAGACGAAAATCAAAAATTTGATATCGCGCCACTTCCCTCTAATATGCTTGAATTGGTTAAATCTACTGATCCTATTGCGTATAAACATAAACAAGGCGGCGCGGATGAAATTCAAATAAACGAAGAACAAGATGTTCCAGTGTTTCAGGAAGTTACAAGTGTTGAAAAACATATTGAATTTATAAATGGACGCGCCGTTCAAACAGAAATTTCTAAAACAATTAAAGAAAAAATCTATGATGAATTTCCTGTTTATGATGTGGCCGGGAATTTAGTTTTTGATATAATTCCCGCCAAAAATGAAGTCAAGGATAAAGAAGGTAATGTGATCGTTCCTGCATCTCCTGAAATTAAAGTTCAAAGAGTTCACAGACAAGTTCGGACAGAACGTAAAATAGTTTCAAAAACTGTGGTACAGCCTCGGATTGGGCGCCGTACGCATTTTGGTTTTTCGGCGCAAAAAATCAAAGAAGCTACAAATAAACTTCAAGACTTTCAAGGAAATAAATTAGATTTTGCCGGATTTACCCAAGACCCTGAAAGTGGTCTTTGCGGTCTTCGCATGGATCAGCTTATTCCTATTCTTTGGAAGGCAGTTCAAGAACTTTCTATTGAAGTAGAAACTTTAAAACAAGGAAATAATAAATGACAAAACAAATTGACTCTACTTCACATTATATATACGATGGTATTATAGTGTCTATAGGGGCACTTAGCCCATGGTGGGCTGGAATTTTAGAGCCGGGATTACGCGCGTTTGTTTTAATATGTACAGCATTTATAGTTGGATATCGAGTTTGGAAAATGTTTTTACATTTTATAGAATTTATAGGATTGCGAAGAAAGAAAAAATCACGTATAACTGATTTTGAAAAAGAAGATGAGGAGGATTAAATGTTAAGGCAGGTTAGTCCAGAGTTGGTTCAAACTTTAGCTAAACTTATTCATGGTGAAGAAGGATGTAAACTTACTGCTTACCAAGATCAGGGCGGCGTTTGGACAATTGGATGGGGTCATACACAAGGTGTTACTGAAGGTATGGTAATCAATCAACAACAGGCAGACCTACTTTTTCAAGAGGATTTACATGATGTTGAAGGTTATGTTCAGTATTATGTTAAAGTTCCTTTAAATGATAATCAATTCGCAGCGTTGACAAGTTTAGTTTATAACATAGGTGCCGGAAATTTTTCCCGTAGTACGCTTTTAAAAGATTTAAATAATGGAGATTTTACCGATGCTTCAAGTCAATTTCTTGTTTGGGATATTGTAAACGGCGAAAAAAATGCAGGGCTTTTAGCGCGACGTAAGGTAGAACAAACTTTGTTTAATACAGCAGTGGAGTGATAAAATGAATTCAACTGGTCTTACAATTGCAGGTGGCGGTGCCGCTAGTGGAATGTTAGCGGTAGTATTGATGTGGTTAACACATTGGCCATTACAGCCACTTAATCAAGAAGAAGCGGCAGCACTTAGCGGAATTATCCTTGGCGGTGCTGGTTTACTTATTCACTATCTTCAAACCAAGAAGGTGGCAGCTGCATCGCAAAACCCTACGAAGGAAGGCAATTAATTATGCTTACTCAAGATTTAATTACTGCGGCCCAAACTAAAGCGGCTGAGTTGCAAACCCAAATTGACCAACTTAATCAGCAAATTACCATGTTTACGGCGCAAAGAGATTTACATAATGCGGCCGCCACTTCTTTACTTTCCATGGCGGATGAACAGCGTGCCGCGTTAGATATTTTAATTTCTGGTAAGGAGAATGTAAATGTTTAAATTTATTATTATTGGAATGGCTTTAACTCTTTCTGCATGTTCTGGTACGGATTATTTGGCAGATGTTACTAAGGATACCCATTCGGGGTGTTTTAGTGCATCTACTAATTACATGGGCTTTACTGAGAATGTGACTTATATTCACCTTGGTGATAATTCGGCGGCGATGAATGCCAGTCCAACTTGTGCGGGCATTACTCAGTCAACTGGTACGCTACCTAATGCCTCGGGCACCGGATTAATTCCGGTTACTCCAGCGCCGCTTGGCAAAACCAATTAAATAAAATAAGGGAGGGTCATAAAACCCTCCCTTTTCTTTAAAGGATACTGTTATGACTCTTATTGCCGCGATGCCAAACTTTAAAGAACTTTTACCATTAGTACAACTTGCCTGTGAAGCTGCGTATGAGTTAGATGATAAAAAATGCTATGATTTAGTAACTTCGTATGGGATGGAATTTATTAAAGAAATCGGTAATGGGCAATGTTTTATTACAATTTGTAAATGGAACGGCGACTTAGTCCTTGGAATTCGCGGCACGCAATTTACTGATGGATTTTCACTCAAACAACTTTTAGATAATGAGAGATTTGATAAAGTTACAGCGTCGGAAATACCCGGTTTTGCTATGGATGGTTACGCGACACCGCTTTGGAGTTTGTTAGATGCTAATGTTATTCCATGGACACCGCGCACTTATATCGTCGGTCATTCAATGGGCGGTATTCGCACGCTGCTAACGCCAGTAAAAGTTCCAGAAAACGTAAAAGTGGTTCGCGTAGCCCTTGCGCCACCTTGTGGGGCCGATAAACGGTTTGCCGAGTTCATGGATGCTAAGTATGGTTCTCCTATGGTCATTGGCCGCGAAAAGGATTTTGCACTCAATCATCCTATTTTAGCGCCGTGCTTTATTCAACAGTATCCGGTTTTGCATATAGAGAACGCGACGCCGTCTTGGGTTGAAAAATGGCCGTGGTGGGATGAAAGTATCGAGGATCATAAGCCGGGGAAATATCTTGCAGATTGGCTTAAACTTTGTCTTTAATGGAGATTTTATTGTGTCAGCTAAATTATCTCAAGATATATTACTTAATGCTTTAACAGAATTTAAAAATGCAAATGGAAATATATCAGAGGCGGCGCGCCGTCTGGGAATTAGCAGGACTACATTTCAACATTGGATTAATGAAGCACGGAAGAATAAAATTATTGGTGAAAGCTCTCAGTTAAAAATTTTAGGATATGAACAGCCAAGTTATGCTACAAGATTTCCTATTGATATTGAAAATGGAATGGTAGTTATATTTTCAGATGCACATTTTTGGCCAGGGATTATTTCTACGGCAAATTTAGCTCTTATAAAGTTTCTTAAAGAATTTTCAAAGGACATTAAAGCTATTATATGTAACGGCGATGCTTTGGATGGGGCAAGTATCTCAAGACATTCGCCGCTAGCTTGGGAAGAGCGTCCGACACTCATTCAAGAAATAGAAACTTGTACGGATCGTTTACATGAAATTATTGAGGCATGCCCAAAAGCTTTAAGAATTTGGCCGATAGGAAATCATGATGCAAGATTTGAGGCAAGATTAGCATTACAAGCGCCGGAATATGCTAATATACATGGAATGCACCTTAAAGATCATTTTCCACTTTGGGAAAATGCCATGTCATGTTGGATTAATGATGATATAGTTGTCAAGCATAGATATAAAGGTGGAATTCACGCAACCCATAATAATGTTGTTAATGCGGGGAAAACTATTATAACGGGACATTTACATAGCCTTAAGGTAATGCCATTTACAACGTACAGTGAATTCCATGATAGCTGGCCGATAACTAAATTTGGTGTTGATACCGGAACTTTGGCTGATCCATTTGGGAAACAATTTAGATATTCAGAGGATAATCCGCTTAATCATAGATCAGGTTTTGTGGTACTTACTTTTAACAAAGGACGGCTTGCATGGCCGGAAATTGTTCATGTAGTTGAAGGTGGAGTTGTAGAATTTAGAGGACAATTTTGGAATGTTTAGGGAAAATTTTATTGACTAAAACTGCGCTAAACCATAACCAATAATACCACTAATAATCCCAAAAATTCCCAAGAGAATGTAATTCCAATAATTAGTTGGGGTTTTTGTTGGAGGTTCTGTTAGGATAAGTTTTTTAGCCTCATCCCAATATTTTTGATAATCATCCTCATAATCTTCTCCTTTAACAAACCTTCCAGTTTTTGGATCACGCATTGTCATTTTCTTTTACCTTAAAGTTAAAATAAACAGTATTATCACCTAATAACTAAATAATGATAATTAAGCATATTTACTTTATTTTCTTTTTTTTTTATCTCTTAATGATTAACCTTG